ACTCATGAAATGATCCCTGGTAAAATTGTGTGGGGAGGTATTACCCGCAAAAATGCAGAATTAGTTGAAGTCTTGTTAGATAACGGGGAAAAACTTCGGTTAACACCAGATCACAGATTTATTATGAGAGACGGATCTGAAGTTGAAGCTCAGCATCTGAAAGCAGGTGATTCATTGATGCCTTTATATTTGAATGAATCGAGAACTTCACCGAAACAGAAAGGTAAACCATATTTAAGATATGTAGATAACACATCAGGGAAACTTAAATGGGTTCATACAAGTGTATGCCCTAAAACGACCCCGGGTAAAGATACAGAGATACATCATATTGATTTTAATTCAAGGAACAACAATCCTATGAATTTAATTAAAATGGATACTAAAGAACATCGTCGTCTGCATAGTAATACAGGTACATACTCATTACAGAAACAGTGGAATAATCCAATATCTCGCCAGACATTAATTAATGGTATGCATACACTTTATGAAAATAGATCAGAAGAGTTTGATGTTATGTTATCTAATAGAAATAGAAAAAACGGAGAGAAATCTCGAAATTCTATAAAAAATAAGATTCACATTAGACAAGAACAAGAAAAACTATCTAAAGCTAAGACCATACAATATTCTGTAGATATGTTTAATAGGGTTGATGAACTATTTGATGAAGGATACAATAGTCTTTCAAAGATTTTACCTGTATTAAAAACTGACGAGAAATTCCAAACAATATTTTTAGAAAATAATAAAGATATTATTCGGGATAATAATGATATGGTATTTAAACCAGGAGATACCCAATTAAATACTATTGTTGGGTTTGCAGGTTTTAATTTATGGGGCGACTATAAGTCTTCTAAAACTGAGCATAAAAAGTTCTCAAGTAAAGAATTTTATAATCATAAGGTAGTAAGTGTTACTTTCTTAAAAGAGAAAGAAGATACCGGTGATATTACCATTGAATCTGAGGGTGGTTATCACAATTTTGCAACCGCAGCAGGTGTGTATGTTCATAATAGTGAAGGTCGTGGATCTAAAGTCGAAGTTTTACCAGGTGGTGAAAACTTAGGCGATATTGACGACTTGCGTTATTTCAATAATAAAATGCTTCGCGCACTTGGTGTACCAAGTTCGTATTTGCCGACAGGTCCGGAAGATGGTACAGCAGCAGTAAATGACGGAAGAGTAGGAACTGCATTTATTCAAGAGTTTCGTTTCTCTAAAGTTGTTGCACGATATCAGCAGCAAATTATTGAACCTATTGATTTGGAATTTAAGTTATTTTTAAAATTCCGCGGAGTTACAATTGATAATAGTTTATTTGAAATAGAATTTACACCACCACAATCATTCTCCGAGTACAGGCAACTTGAGCTTGATTCAGCACGTATTAACACATTTACAGCACTAATGGATGTACCATTTATATCAAAACGATTTGTATTAAAAACATATCTTGCATGGTCAGAAGAACAGCTAGCTGAAAATGAACGTATGTGGAAAGAAGAAAAGAGTCGCTTAACAAAAACATCTGTACCCGCTGCTGGTATCGGTGGTAGCTCAGGACTTTCAGATGTCGGAATAACTTCAAGCGGAATTGATAACATGGCACCCCAAGGTGATCTAGGTGGAGAAGAAGATACTAGCGAACCAGCAGGAGCAGTTAGCGATAACGAAGTAGATAATTTTGGCGAACAATGAAATTAAGTGAAATTACTGAATCGTTTGATAGCAAAGTACCATATACCGTAGTTAGAGCTTCAAACGAGTCTTTTATTACTAAAGCATACATAGGTAATAGAACTATTATGTTTACTGCAAATATGATTGAAACTGGTCTAGATATTGAACCGATATATTCCTGGGAAATTGAATTTTTAGAAAAATCTACCAATTGGGATTATACATATAGCAAAACAGGATCAGGTAGTGAATTACAAGTATTTTCATTTATAATTGATTCAATTAAAGAACTTATAGAAAGATATCGACCTGATGAAATACAATTTGCATCAGAAAATACTGATGAGAATAGGTCTTCAGTATATAGTCGTTTGGCTAATAAAATTAAAATACCAGGATATCACTTAAATAGTATTAATAAAAATTCACGATCTAGTAAATTTAGTATTATGTCAGATAGATTAATGGCGAATTGATAAATAGTTCATACATATACTTACCATAAGAGGCACCCAAAATTTTAGCACACGAACTTCTTGTAGAATTTTACAATCCATCAGACGACGAGTTAGGGAAGGCAAATATGGATGATACCAGGCGTCCTCGCCTAACAATGTTACATATTCAAAAACTTCGTAAAAGTAGAGACGCAGAAAAATACGAAAAGGCACAGCATCTTAGCTTTTTACCAGATATGTACGGACAATCACCTGAAGATACATCNGGCGGCNTTTAAGTTTTTAACTTAGTTGTTTTCCATCCAATCCATAGTACTAAATATACTTTAGTACATTAAAACTAAAAATAGCCGGTTTTATGGCTATATCCTATAGTAAATCCTCCATCCGAGTTAAATACAACGAATACTAATAAATAGTATAAAGAAATATTTATTTAATCAATCAAGGAGAGATTAAGCATGTCACAACAAAAGAAGCTTGAAAGGGTTTTAGATTTGCTATTAAGCGAAGACTCTGACCGCGCTAGTGAACTTCTCCATCAAATCATTGTAGAAAAAGCTCGTGTTATCTATGAAAGCATCGTCGATGAAGAAGATGAAGAAATGGATAAAAAAGACGAGCTAGATGAATCCGATGAAGTTGGTGGCGAGCCAAATAAAGACTTTACAGATGAAATTAAATCCGATACAGATGAAATTGATACCGATGAACATAACGATGGTGAAGCCTCTGAAGACGACGATATTGATTATGAAGAGTCCGATGAAGATGAAGACGAAGATGAATTCGGCGACGAAGATGAAGGTAGTACAGAAGACCGCGTTGAGGATCTTGAATCTCAACTTGCAGAACTTCGTGCAGAATTCGATGCTTTAATGGGCGAAGAATTAGAAGAGCCTAACCATGCTGATTTAGGCGGAGAAATGAGTGACATCGAGAATGAGTTCGGGGATGAAGACGAATTCGGCGGTGATGACGAAGAAGGTAATATGCCAGACTTCGGCGGTGATACTAAGGTAGTAGGCGAAGTTGTTGCAAATATGTTTGAAAAGAGCAAGAAGCCGAAACTTAAAACAGCACCACAAAAGAAAGATTTAAAGAAAGATAAAAAAATGGACGAAGAAACCCAATTCTTATCTAAAGTTGCAGATACAGGCCAGTGCGGAACAGCAAAATTAGTCGGCACCGGTAAAGATTCTTCACTTGGTGCNGAACAAACTAAATCCTCATTTACAAATATTCCTCCACGTAAAGATTACGGTGGAAAGTCATCTAATATTTTAGGTAGTAAAACTACGGGTGGCGAATATGGAAAATATAACGGTGACTCTGCTACATGCAAAACGCCGACAAATAATGTAAATATTAAACCAAAAGGTTCTTCAACAAAAGCTGATACAACTGCTAAATTTACTGGTGGTAAAGTAGCAGGTGATAGCGGAAATAAATCCCCGTTCTCTAAAAAGCCTAGTTAAGGATATACGATAATGGCAATGGCTAATAAACTATATGAGTATTTGTCTTTTGATAAAGCACATGTTCAACTGCTTGAAGAAGATAATAAAATGACTGGTGGTAAAGATCTCTGTATGAAAGGGATTTTTATCCAAGGTGACGTAAGAAACCAAAATCAGCGTGTTTATCCTGTTCGTGAAATTGGCCGCGCTGTTAAGTCTATTACTGAAAAATTAAGTGGCGGTCAATCAGTTATGGGAGAGTTGGATCATCCAGAAGAACTTTCGATTAACTTAGACCGCGTATCTCATCTAATTACAGAAATGTGGATGGATGGGGCAGATGGATACGGAAAGTTGAAGATTGTTCCAACTCCGATGGGCAATATTGTAAAGACACTATTACAGTCGGGCGCAAAGTTGGGAGTTTCTTCCCGTGGTTCCGGAAATGTTGATGACAGCGGTGCGGTTTCAGATTTTGAAATTATTACAGTTGACATCGTGGCGCAACCCAGCGCACCAAATGCATTTCCGAGAACAATATATGAAAGTCTTTTTAATATGAAAGGTGGATCACGTGTAATGGATACCGCAAGGTCTGCATTAACGGAATCTTCTGCTCAAAAGCAGTTAATAAAAGACCTTCACAGATTTATTCAAGAGTTAAAAATTTAGGAGAACTCAAGATGGCTAAAAAAATTGATGAGATCTTGAGCGAAAGCGTTGGATTATCTGAAGATACCAGAAACCAAATTGTAGGTTTATGGGAATCAAGACTAACTGAAGCTCGTGAAGAAGTTGCTGCAACACTCCGTGAAGAGTTTGCTCGTAAGTTTCAACATGATAAAGGTGTCTTAGTAGAATCAATGGATCGATTCTTAACAGATAAAGTCCGCGTCGAACTCGAAGAATTCGCCGATGATAAGAGAAAACTTGTTGCAGAACGAATTGCCTACAAAGGTAAAATCGTCGAACATACAGGTATGTTAAATAGATTCGTAACAGAATCTGTAGCAAAAGAAATGAAAGAATTCTATGCTGAAAAAAGAGTAATGAAAGAAAATTTTGGAAAACTTGAAAACTTTTTATTAAAACAACTTGCAGAAGAAATTCGTGAGTTTCGCGCTGATAAGAAGTCGTTAGTAGAACAAAAAGTAAAAATGGTTACAGAAGGTAAACAAAAGTTACAAGAAACTAAAACTCAATTTATCAACCGTGCAGCTCAGATTATCGAGTCAAAAATAGAAAAAACATTACGCAATGAAATTGGGCAATTCAAGGATGACATTCGTGTTGCCCGTGAAAACGATTTTGGACGTAAAATGTTTGAAACTTTTGCAGCTGAATTTATGACCTCATATTTAAATGAAGGTACTGAATTAAGAAAAATGCAAAAAGTTGTCGAAACTAAAAATAATAAGATTGCTTCATTAACAGAATCTGTTAAGAAAAGTAGCGGACTTATGGAAAGAATGGATAACAAATTAAAAGTTACTCAAGACTTAGTTGAAAGACAAAAAGTCATGAACGAATTACTAGCCCCATTGTCTAAGGACAAGAAGTCTGTAATGAAAGAGTTACTTGAATCGGTACAGACAAAGAATTTGCAAGGTCAATATAACAAATATTTACCAAGCGTTCTAAATGAAGCAATTGAACGTAAACCTGCGTCTAACAAGACACAGTTGAACGAAGCAACATTGTCAACCAATACAGGTAACAGAGTGAAGGTCACTCAAGCTGACGATTCTTTTGAATCGACAGAATTGCAACATATATTGTCCTTAGCCGGAATTAAAAAGTAATCTAGGAGAAACTTACAATGGCAACAAAGCTATTTGAAAATAATTGGGTCGCAACTAAAGAAGCCCTTTTAGAAGGCCTTTCAGGCAACCGTCGTGCTAGTATGAATCAAGTGTTTGAAAACACTCGTAAATACTTAGCTGAATCGGCAACTGCAGGCGCTACACAAGCAGGTAATATCGCAGTTCTTAACAAAGTAATGTTACCGTTGATTCGACGTGTAATGCCGACTGTTATTGCAAATGAAATTATGGGTGTTCAACCTATGACTGGTCCAGTAGGACAAATTCATACATTGCGCGTTCGTTATGCAAATACTGCCGCTGGCGTAACTGCTGGTACTGAAGCATTAGGACCATTTGAAATTGCAAAAGCATATTCAGGTAATGAATCTGCTGCTGATCCTTCTGCTGCTTCTACAGCACGTTTAGAAGGCGTACCAGGTAATAAATTAAGTATCCAAATTTTGAAAGAAACCGTCGAAGCCAAGACACGTAAATTGTCTGCTCGTTGGACTTTTGAAGCTGCACAAGATGCTAATGCAATTCACGGCATTGATATCGAAGCTGAAATCATGCAAGCACTTGCACAAGAAATTACAGTTGAAATCGACCAAGAAATGTTGTACAAGTTAAGCAGCTTAGTTCCTGTTGCTCCAACTACATTTAACCAAGCTGCTGTATCTGGTACAGCTACATATGTTGGTGATGAAATGGCTGCTCTTGCAGTTATGATTAATCAACAAGCTAACTTGGTTGCTGCACGTACACGTCGTGGTGCTGCTAACTGGTGTGTTGTATCGCCTACAGCGTTAACAATTCTTCAGTCTGCAACAACATCATCGTTTGCACGTACAACAGAAGGTACATTCGAAGCTCCTACAAATACAAAGTTTGTTGGTACATTAAATAGCACAATGCGCGTTTATGTAAATCAATACGCAAGTGATAGCGATCCAATTTTGTTAGGTTATAAAGGCCCTACAGAAACTGATGCTGCTGCTTACTATTGCCCATACATTCCATTGATGAGCGTTGGCCCGGTAATGGATCCACAGACATTTGAGCCAGTGGTTTCATTTATGACACGTTATGGTTATTTAGAATTGACTAACACAGCTAATTCGTTTGGTAATGCAGCGGATTATTTGTCGAAAGTTGGTATAAATTCGGCCACACTTAAATTTTATTAATCTAAACAAGCGGACTGTTCGCGGTTCTCATTTAGAAAGGTAGAATTGAAAAACCCCGTTAATTCGGGGTTTTTCTTGGCTAAAGTTGTCGAGCCCATACAGATTGTCCACAATCCCAGTAGCGTCTGTACTTAGCAAGAAACATATTTTCAGATTCCGATTTTGTAGAATCAAATGTAGGTAACCATTTACTTAATTGTGATTTCTGACATTTAAACCTTGATATAGGATAGTTACCGTCGGTCCAAAAATATCCCGGAGTAATATCCTTTGTTAACTCAAATCCTAAATTTTTATAAGAATTACCATTAAATTTACTCATATCACAATAAGACACGATTGTTTTATTTTTATAAAGTTTGCTAATCTGATTAAATAGCCGTTGTGTACCCCCAATGACAATATAATTTATTTTAGTACATAATCTTAATAATTCAATATCAGCATTGTTAGAGAATCTAGATTTACCAATACTCATTAACATATATAACTCGTTTTCAAGATATAATCCGATAGCACTAGTCGATGATATATAACCTTGTAAATGATTTTTATTCAAAAATTCTTTTTCCTCATTTTTTAACACATCGCGTATTGTAAATTTTCTAGCATACATCTTAGAAGCCATTCCCAATTTTGTCTTAATTATTGATTTGATAATATCGGGTTTATTAATCCACTCGAAATCGGTTATTTGAATAAGATCTACATTATTTAATTTAGCTAAATCTGCCTTGTCTTTATGCTTATTTTTATTTTCAATAGATGGGGTATGTGTACAGTATGGATTATGTGAATGCCAATATAGACCGTTTAGTTCTATGCCAAATTTATGAGACGGAATATACACGTCTATTTCTTTAGATCCTAGTATAGTCCAGTCACTATGTGTATATTGTATGTTGATAGTATCTAAAAAATTACAAATTTCTTTTTCCTGAATTGAGTAGTTAGTTCTTTGACGAATAGTAAATCCATGTTTTTTGCAATATTCACCTACAGTGCTATAATATACGTTTAAGTCTTGTGCTATTTCTGTCAGAGATTTT